CGCCGCGCCCTATGTCATCAGCTCACATGGTAGAGCAGCACCAACTCGTTGTCGCCGCCGTACACATCGAGCTGCGTACCGGATCCGGCGACATTGTGGTGGTAGCCGCCGGTGAGGTTGAACGGCAGGTCGTAGGTCGCGATGCCGTCCCGATCACCGTAGCTCTGCCCGGTGAACTGGATGCCAGGCATGAAGAAGGTGAAGCGGTTGCCGTCGCTCGAACCGACAGGCACACGGAGGCGCGTCGTCGTGCCGTTCTTGAGGTACGACAGCCACGGGATGTCGGCCTCGAGCGTGACCTCCGGGTCCATCGAGCCGGTGCCGGCGCGAGCGGTGCCGAGCACCTCCTCGAGTCCGGTCGAAGCCGCAGCGCAGCGACGATCGGACAGCGTGACGCCGAGGTCCAGGGACAGAGCCGTCAGGCAGGGCTCGAGCTCATCGGCGAGATCCGCGAGGCCGGAAGTCTCGTTGCCGGAGTAGCCGATCGCGCTGCCCTGCCAGATCGGGGGCGAGGCAGGAGCGTCAGCCGACACGCCAGAGATCAGCGCCTGGTCGTCGGTGCTGTTCAGCGAACCACGGAAGGTGAAGCTCGCCGTCACCGGACGGTTGACCTCGAAGTTGAAGCTCACGGAGCCACGAGCGCCGGCGACCGTGATGGCCTGCCCGTCCTCGATGAAGCGCATCGAGAGGCTAGGGAACTCGAAGAACGACTCGTTGCTCGTCGCGTTAACTGTAAAGCCAGCGGCGGAACCAGCCGTCGGCTCATAGATGATGGTCAGCGTTTCGCCGCCGGTAAAGGCACCGCCGCGAACGGGGTAGAATCGAAGCGGCCCGCTCGTCGTGAAGTCCTCGGCGACGACAGCGCGAGATCCACTGGTATCGCCTTCGATCAGCGAACCCTTGTAGACGGTTCCCGAAGTGATGGCTCCGGTCATCGTCTTCACGACATTGGAAACAGGCGACCAGAAGAAGCCTGCGTTGGCCGCTGCACCGGAGCTCGTCGCGGTAGCGCCCGAGCTCTGACCAGTCAGGAGCTCTCCGCTGGTAATCGAAGTAGCGCCGACACGCTCAACCAGGATGGTCGTCGCGCCGTTGTGGGTATCCATGACGACACGAGCAGCGCCAGTGCCAGCAGTGGCACAGTCCAGCAGCTCGCCGTGTTGGAAAGGACCACCCGAGATCGCGCCGATCGCAACGCTCTGGAAGCCGGCCTGACGCATCCCGCAGCCCTCAAGCAGACGGCCCCAAAGAGGAGCGCCGTCGCCGTAGGCACCGCCGCTCGTGCCAGCGATCTCGGTGGTCAGGGTCAGGCCCGCGGCCTGCTGGCCCGGGCTGCTCTTCACCGGAGTCAAAGACTCGCGGAGGATGTTGCGCTCAACGGCCTCGATGTCGAGGGTCGCAGACGCATCGGTCAGAACGAAGCCGGCGTTCGCAGCCGTGGTCAGTCCAGAGGCGAGGGTGCCGCCGACGATCTCCTCGACCGCGACGACCTGACGCCGTTTGCTCAAAAGAGGCATGGAGTCCTTCCTAGTTGGTGGGGTTGAGGAAATCGTGCCGATAGGCAACTCGCAGCGAAACCGATCCCACTGCGATGTTCGAGTCGATGATCTCGGGCAGGTCTTCGCCCACGAGGTCGATGTAGACCGCCTGCCCGGAGAGTTGGAAGTCCGCGTTCACCGCGGCCTTGATATCAGCCAGCAGCCATTGGATCGACTTGCGCCAGGCCGTCGAGCCCGGGATCACGCGCACCGCTCCGTAGACCGTCACATCCATCACATTCTGGATGCGCTGGCAGGTCAGGTACTTGTCCACCTGATCCTTCTCCGGGACGATCACGATGGCCGGCAGCGAGCGCCCGAGCTGGATCTCCTGGCCGCCGAAGACCTCCGCACGACGGACATCGTGGTGGTACGACGGAGGCTCGATCGCCTCCATGTTCGCACGCAGCGCCTCGAGGACATCGTGCTTGATCGGATCGCCGTCGCTCGGGTACGCCATCAGAGCGCCTCCTCGAGCTCGACCTCGATCGACCAGAGCCCGTCAGCCTGCGCCCGCGTCTCGAGGTTCCGGAACCTGACCTTGATCGGCTCCTGCTCTCCAGGCGCGAGGTAGGTCATGTAGCGCGTGCCGCCCTGGGCCTTGCCCCAGAGGTAGAGCATCTCCTCGCGCTCGCCCCGCGTCGCGGCAGGGATCGAGTAGCTGTGCGTGCCGCGGCTCCGGCTGTAGAGCGCCTTGCCTCCGGAGAAGCCAGCCTCGACCGTCGTGCCGACGAACGACGCGAGCTCCTCGACGATCGCGACATCGGGCGGAATGCACCCGGGCCGGAACTCGATGGGCTGCTGGTAGTCAGGCATCAGCGCCCTCCGTTGATAGCAGCCACCGCGTCGTTCACCGCGTTCTTGATCCGCCGGCGACGGTCGGAGTTGAGACGACTGCTGCGCCAAGTCTCGCCGAACCCGAGGCGATCCGGGATGCGGATCGGACCCTTCGACAGCCAGAACATCGGCTTGTCGCTGCGCTCGCTCTTGCCCGTGCGGAGGAAGATGCCGAGGCCCTTCTTGATAACCTGGTCGCCCTTGGCCGAGATCAGAGCGCCGAGGCTCTCGTAGCGGACCCTGCCGCCGGCGGTGTAGTTGCCCGACGCCGGAATCGTGAGGTACTTCGCACGCTTCGGGCGGATGACCGCGCCGTATTCCTGGGCGAAGACATAGTTGCGGGTGCGGCCGTCGCCGACCGTGCCCTGGAGCTGGAGCCCGTCGAGCTCCTTGCCGACGACCTTCGAGTTGAGGCTGCTGATGAGCGCCCCGCTCCGACGCGACAGGACATCGGTCGGGTTGTATTCGCTCCACGGGCGGCTCATGCGAGCCTCCATGCGCTCCTGGAAGAACTGCCCGTGCTCCTTGAGCGCGACCTCGATCCTACTACGGAAGCGACCCGGCGCACGCTGAATCGCACGACGGGCAGCTTCGGTGTCGATTTGCGCTCGGAAGTTCAACCGCGCCTCGCGTACTGATCCAGGATGGCCCGGACCTCCGACTGGAGGCCATACTCGCTGCGGAACTCCGTCGAGCCCGCCATCGTCCGGACATCGCCGCCCAGACTGTCGCGCCGCTGGAACAGGTACTTCGCCTGCATCGCGGCGGCGTGACTGATCTCCGGGAACCCAGACACGACGGCAGCAGCGTCAGCGCCGAGCCCGCCGGTGTAGGTCACGCGGAAATAGTTGTTCTTGAAGACCGGACCGAAGAGCAGGCGGATCCAGCCCCCCCGGCTGTGAACCACATACTCGTCGGTCGCGGTGGGCTGGACATTCGTGAAGTCGGTGTCCGCGTGGTACTTGAGCGACGACACCGCAGTCACCGGCCTCGTGTCGAGCGTCAGCACGCGCTCGAAGCGCCGGCCCTCGTAAGTCTCGGTCCGCTCCGCGCTCAGGGTGTGGAAGCCGAGGTATTGCGTGCAGCGGTCGCTGACCTCCGCGATCAGCGACGAGATCAGCGAGTCCAGCGAGGTGTCCGTCTCGCTGGCGTCGATGAGCTGCTTGACCTCTGCCAGGGTCGTCAGATCGACGGCCTGGAGCTTCGTTCCCTCGAGCGCGGGCATCAGACCTCGAGCTCCTCCTCGTCGTCAGCGACCTCGATCGGCAGCGGCGGCAGCTCCTCGACCACGGGCTCATCGGCCTTCGCCTCGAGCAGATGCGCCGGAGCCAGCAGGAACGCCGCCGGGTTCGCCTTGTAGATCGGCGAGTCGGTCGTGCAGATGTAGCCGTAGCTGTAGGTCTGCCCGTCAACGACATGGCAGAAGCCCTTGCGGACGGTGACTTGCTGTGCAGACATCGGTGCCTCCATTCGGTGCTGGTAGGTCATCAGACGATGGTCGTGTCGGCCTGCGTCTCGGTGGAGCGAACCTTGTCGCCCATCTTGAGCCAGACGCCGGTCAGCGAGTGAGCGGATTTGGTCGTCGAGAAGTCGGCTCGGAGATAGCGACCGTGCTTGCGACGCTCGACGATCCAAGTCCGACGGCCAGTGGCGAGCCCGGAAGTCGCGATGACGACAGAGCTCCCGGCCACATCGGACCAGGAGAGCTTGTCGTCGCTCTCTTGGATCTTGATAGTCGTCTCCTTGTCCCCAGTCGCAGCGTAGTAGGTGGCGACGAGGATCAGCGTCTCGTGATCGCCGGCGACGATCCCATTGGTCTGGAACGGAACCGCGTCGTTCGCGTCCTTGGCGTACTCGGTGCGGATGTCTCCGATGTAGTCGTGGCGAACCATCAGTCCTCTTCCTCAGTCGTGGGCTTCGGCGACGCCTTGCGCTTCGGCTTCGCCTTGATTCCGGGCAGGGTGTCGAGGTCGATGCCCGACGCTTTCACATCGGCTTCGACCTTGGTCGGTGCGGGCTTGCCGGCAGCGGCACGCTGGGCAGCCTCGATGCGTGAGAGCAGGACTCGAGGAGTCGGCGCGATGCTGCTGCACGCGGACAGGCTCTCGACCTTCTTGAGCTTGTGCCACTGGCCCTCGACGAAGGCGCGGAGCTCAGGGTCGGAGAGATCGACGCCCCAGCCAGCCTTGGCCCAGAGCTTCGCGCTCTCGCGCTGAACATTCGGGACATGAAGGGCGTATCCGGCCTTCACGGTGTAGAAGTGAGTCTCAGGCATCGTAGGTCGTCTCCGTTGATGTTGTGGGGCGAGGGCCGGCGAGCTCGAGTCAGAACCCGCCGGCCCCCTCAGTCACGCTCAGACCACCGCGTCGGGGGCCGAGGCGTAGTTGCTGGTGTTGATGCCGTTGGTCAGCACGCAGACAGCGGCCAGGTCCACGACACCACCCGCAACGGCGTCAGCCTTGATGCGGAGGTAACGCTCGGTGCCTTCGCACTTCACCGCGACGACCTTGGTGCTGTCGTCGTCGGTAGCGATGACCTCGGCGATGGCACCGGAGACATCGGCAGGCGAACCCATCGCGCTGTCGCTGTCGCTCTCGATCTGGAGAGTGTAGGTACCAGCACAATCGCCGACCACCAGGACGAAGACCGCGTATTGGTAGCCAGCACAGTCAATGGTGTCGCCAGCGCCAACAGCTCCGATCGCGTAATCAGCGGGATCGAGGGCCTTCGCAAACTTGCTCGAGGAGAATCCGTCAGACATTTCTAGTTCCTCCTAGGGTCAGATGCCGGAAAGGTCGATGCCATTCTCGATCGCGAACGCGCCCGGCTGGGTCACGATCACATCCATGTCCATGTAGGCCACGATGTGCGTCTGGCGCTTGCTGAGAGCGTCGTCGGCGACATTGGAAGCCTCGACGGAGAGGTTGCCCCACTGAGCGAGGATCGCCTTCTCCCAGTTGCCGAAGATGATCTCTCCGGTCGCACCGCCAGAGCCCGAGTTGAGCTGGGTCGAGGTGCGGAAGTTGTAGCCCAGGATCTGCTGCTCGGCAGCGGCAGAGAACACGCGAGCGGCGACATTGATGTCGGTGCCACCGTTGTTCACCTGCATCTGACGAAGAGCCCGCATGGCGCGGGGGTGGAGACACCAGCCAAGAGCGCCAGCGCCCTCGAGGCCGTTGGCCTCGGCGACCAGGCCCTCGAGCTCGAGGAGATCCTTGTAGGCCCCAGTGCCGGTCCAGGTGCCCGCACCAGCGAGATCGTTGACCCCGGTGGTGTTCAGGATGCCGGTCGGCTGACCCGCAGCGCCGGTGCCCTTGAGGATCCACTGGTTCATCGTCAGCGCGATCTCCTCCGCCATGCGGCGACGGATGAACGCCTCAGCGCCGGTGCCCATCGACAGGAAACGACGGCTGGCCTTGATGTACGACTGCGCGGTGTGCGGAGTCGCGATCAGGGAACCGAACGCCATGTCGGCAGCGGTGTTGGCGGTGTTCTCCGCAACGGGATCGACCGTCGGCGAGGTGGTTTCGGTCGGGATCTCGACCGGGGAACCCATCGCCTGGAGCTCGGTCACGCCCAGCTCCATCGCCACGACCCGAGGACGCAGCAGAGGGATGATCTCCTCGTCGAAGACCTGGGTCGGAACCAGGAAGCCACCGGCGGTGTCGGGCGTGGTGCCCATGTCGCGGATCTCCTCCGACATGGCCCACTCCATCGGAGCCTCGCGCTCGTAGGCGTGAGGACCCTTGGCAAGGGCTCGGAAGACCCGGCCCATGTTGTAGCTGTCGCCGTCGTGAGTCTCCTCAGCGCCGGGGAGGTCGTGAGACGGACGCTGGATGGAGTCCATCCGCGCCTCGAACGAGGCCAGGCGCTCGTTCATCACCTTCTGGGCCTCGTCCACGCTGGACAGGCCACGCTGCACGGCGTTCGAGAGAGCCTCCTCGAGGGTCTTCTCGAACTCCGCACGCTTCTCGCTGTGATCAGACATTGAAGTCCTTGGGGTTGAGTGTCGGAAGCCTCAGAAGGCTTCCAGGTAAAGGTCAAACAGGTCGGGCTGCTCGTTGCGGGCAACGATGCCCGTGTCCTCCTCGCCCTGGGAAAGAGAAAGACCCTCGAGCTGCGCGATGCGCTTCTCGAGGTGCGCGTTGATGAGCTCGAGCCGCTCGATCGCATCGACCAGGCGCTCGACCTCGACGGAGGTGGAGGCCGACTCCCCCTGGTCGCCGGCCTCCGATCTCTCCGACTCCACGACCACATCGCTGTGGTCGTCGTTCATCTCGGGCTCAGGATCGACGCCAGACCAGAACTGGCGAGCCTCGATCTGCTGCCCGAGGTACTCGTGGCGGAACTCGGCGACGAGCTCGCGGTCGTAGCGGCCAGCCTCGATGGCCTCGCGCAGGAACGCCTCGACACCATCGGCGTCAGCAGCACGCATCTTCACCGCGTCGGGGTCCATGCCCACCGGCACCGCGCTGAACTCGACAAGCTGCGCCCGCTCGATGATCGAGGAGAACTCGTTCACATTCGCGATGCTCTTCATCTCGCGCTCCGTCGGCTTGCGAGCCTGGAGCACATTGAAGCCGACAGATCCGCCAGGCATGAAGCCCGCCTCAACCATGTCGTGGATCATGTCGTTGAACTCGGAGATCCCCTCAGGAGTGAACTCGGCGTCGCCGGCGAGCACTCGACCGTAGGGCATCTTGTCCTTCTTGACCTTGTTCATGCGGCCAAGGGGAGGACGGTTCTCGGCGACATTGTGGCCGAACAGGAACGGCTGCTGGCGCTTCTTGAAGTCCTCGAGCTCCCAGCCGCTGACCTTCACCACATCGCGGAAGAAGCCCACCGCGTTCTCGGTGCTCATCACATAGCGGTAGGTCCGGTCGCCCTGAGCCTCGGGCTTGTCCTTCATCGCCCGGCGATGCGTGATGCCCTCGCCGACCCGCATCTTGCGGAAGTCATCCGGGTCGATGTTCAGCGACCGAAGGTCGTCGAGCGTGAGCTCGCCGGCCTCCAGCTTCGTCTTGGCTTCTTGAAACTTGCTCATCACTCAGGCTGGGCGTACTCGGCCGCGAAGAAGCGGCAGCGACAGTTGACGACCTCGGCAGCATTCGCCGCCTGCGGGTCTTGAGGGAATCGGAGCCCGTTGGCAAAGGTCGAGCCAATCTCGATCGTGTCGCCGTCCAGGGCCATGTGCGACGGGCGCACCGCCTCGTCCTTGGCAGAGCTCCAGCGGATCTTGGTCACGCCGCTGCGCTGGTACTGCGCGTAGCGAGCGGTGTTGGAGGCGATGCCCGTCTCCGTCTGGACGATGGTCGCGGCTCGAGCCTCCTTGGTCCCGAAGACCTGGCGCAGCTCGTCGGTCAGCGCCGGCAGTTCATCCTTCACCAGCTCGCGCAGGCTCTTCGCAGCGTCGGCATCGGAGAGGCCCTTGGCGAGGACATTCTTGACCCGGTTCGACAGCCTCGAGGTCACGCCCTCGACGAGCCGCGTCTTCTGCGAGGTCAGCGCCTCGATGACGCTGGCGTCGCTCATCGTGAGAAGGCTGCCGCCGACCTCACCGTGCGCCTCGGCGATGGCCTGAGCCCAGACCTCGCGGAGAGCCGTGCGGACCTCGCGCTCGAGCGCAGCAGCCCAGACCGAGTTCTCGAGGAGCAGAGCATCAAACGCCTCGTCGCTAATGCCCTGGGGATCGAAGACCTCATCGACGACATCCCGCAGGTGCTCGGCGATCGTCGCCCGGCCACCGTTGGCGATCTTGCGGAGGTGCGCGAGCTGCGCCGTCTCGTATCGCTCGAACCAGCGGGCGACGCGCTTCGTGAACGGATCGAGGAGCTCCTCGATCGCCGGGGAGAACTCTCGGCGCTGGGCCGTCTCACCGCAGCGGCAGGACTTCTCGCACATGTCGATCGCCACCGCGACGACCTGATCGTTCTGCCACTCCGGGTTCTCG